TTCTTAGTTCTGTAAATCCGCCTACATACACATCATCCAAGAAGATCTGTGGTAATGTACGTGCAGTTGGTACTGCTTCTAATAACTGTTCTTTAGTCCACTCGTGCATTACGTTACGTTCTTCGTAATCAATGCCCTTTGAATCTAATAATGCTTTTGCCTGAACACAAAAAGGACAGGCATCCTTACTCCATACTATTGCTTTCATATCTCTTTCCTTCTTATAAACTCGGTAACTCGTTGTAGTCAATTGCGTCACTCATAACACCAATGACGTAGGACGTACTCTCTGATTCTTGTAGAGCTGTTTGCTTTTTACTTGTATCTGTATGCTTGTTGAACCATGGAATAGGCGTGGTCTTAGGTGCTGATGCCTGATACTTGATACCGATGTCTTTTAGTGCACCAACTGCGGTATAATCAACGAAATCCTTAAGGATATTGGCATTTAAACCAATCACAGGACCCATCTTGAACAAGTAGGTAGCCCATTCTTTCTCCTCACGGATAACATCCATGTATAACTGATAAACTTCTGCTTCACATTCGCCTTTGATAGCGGCAAAACGTGCGTCATCTTTGATTACCTGATTGATCAAGTAAGCTGTCCAACCTTTGTGCAACAACTCGTCTTGTAGGATTAGGCTAATAATATTACCATTGCCCATAAAGATACGATTCTCAACCATGGCCAAACTTGTAGCAAACGATACCATAAAGCGGAATGCTTCTAATGCGTAACTGGCATGTAAGGCCATCCAAATTGCTTTGATGTGATGTGTTTCTGAGACATTGGTATCCCCTAGTTCTTTAGCACAGTTAATTTTATGTAGTTGATCATAGTAGTTGCCTACACTACTCGCCATGTCTACAATTTCTTTAGTATCGTGGATAGTGTTAAACACATCCTTTGGCACGTTGTAGATATTACGAATAATATGACTGTATGATTTACTATGAATGTTTGTTTCGAAGAATCCCCAGTTATACATTAAGGCTTCAACTTCCGGCAATGAACACACAGGTGTAAACACTTGTGTAGGTCCACGTCCTTGTAAACTGTCTAAGGCTGTTTGGCGTAGCAAGTTACTTGTGAAGATATGCTTAACTGCATCAGACGCATCTTTAAAGTCGTTGCTGTCTTTAGTTAGACTAATCTCTTCTGGTTGCCAAAAGAAGCCACGTGCTGTAGCTTCAAAGTCTGCAATTTTAGGATAACGTACTTCTTCAAAACGTTGAATAGTTACTGGCCCGGCTGGATCTAAAAACATTGTTCGTTTTAAATAGTTGGTTGGTTTGCTTAAATCATATTGTTGTTTTGACATTATTTTTTTCTCTGTGATATGCTTTCATTTTCAAACTATGGTTGGCATTTTGTTCTACTGTTCTTTTTCTGCCCTTCATTGCTTTACTCTGATTTTGCTTATGTTCTTCTGTTTTCTTCTTACCCTTTAACGGCGATAGTTTAACGTACGGACTAATACTATCAGTGAACTCGTATCTGAGTTGTTTTTGTTTGCAATGACCAAATTTGCCTTCTGCTGTATATTTTACATTAGATGCATTAGTTTGTAAATCTTTTGCACACTCTATTAGCGACTCGTATTTTTTATGGAATGATCCATCAAGATTATACGAATATACTTCTACTCTTTTTTCAACAGCCGTTTTCTTTAGTCCCGACGTAATTCGATCAAGATCTTCTATATTATGCTTTTTACCAAGAAACCCCTTAGGGTGTCCGTTTATTGCTTGCCAATTCTTTGTTTGTGTAGACATTGCTAATGCACATTGTTTTCTTAACCATCCAAATAGTTTATTGTTTATTCTTGCTTCTGTATGATGTGTTGTCATCAATTGAGTTGCATAAACTAAATCTCTGTTCCCCGGATGTATCTTAATTAACAGTTGGTGTGCTAAAAAGTGTTCTTCCGGGGTTAGGATAGCAATATTATTTCTATCGTCTGTTCCGCCTAAACATCTTGGAGTAATATGGTGTTTTTCAACATACCCATCTAATATTCTATCACGGCTACGCTCAATTAATAAATTGTAATGTTTTTTATAATCCATAGTATTATTTATCTAATAGACAATAATAATACTATTGTTTACTCTAAAGTTTACAAGATTCGCAATCGGCTTCATCATCAAAATCAACAGCTTCTAACATAGCGGGTGCCTCTTCGGCATCCGCTTTAGCACCCTGTTTATTCACGAGGCTATAATAGAAGGTTTTCAGACCCCAAACGTGCGCTTGCATTAAATTCTTTGCAATTAATGTAGTTGGTACTTTACGATCTGCCCAGTGTGCTGGATTGTAGAAAGTATTTGTACTAATACTTTGATCAACATAGGCCGCAATAACTGCCGCTGTCTTTAAGTATGCGTCACAGTCTTTCTGTTCCCACATCAATTGATATTTGTTTTTCAACTTAGCATATTCAGGAACAACCTGTGTAAGTGAACCTGCTTTTGATTCTTTGGTACTAATTAAACTCATTGGCATTTCAATACCGTTGGTAGAATTAATAACAACACTACTGGACTCAACTGGGGCAACTGCCATCTGGGTGGCATTACGCACACCATATTGTTTCATGTTGGTTCTTAGTGTTTCCCAATCTAGCTCAGGAGTAAAGTCTGTTAATTGATTTACACCCTCGGCACGTAACTCCCACGGGAAGACGCCTTGGCCATAACGTGTTCGAGCAGAATCTACACAAGCGCCACGTTCCTTGGCTAACTCAACACTTGCTTCAGTTAAGTAGTAGGCTTGATGTTCCATCCACGACTTAACATCATGTAGGGCATCTTTCTCGCCATACTTATAACTGCGTTTAGCATGCCAATAAGCCAAGTTAGTAATACCAATGCCTAACGGACGAATTTCATCGTTGCTTAGTTTACTTTGAATACTCAAGAAATCTTGATAGTCCAAAATATTGTTAAGACTGCGATGTAAGATGCGACACGCACGGCGCATATCTTCTGGATTACGGAAAGCACCCCAGTTAATACTACCTAGTGTACATAATGCAATACGGCCTTCTTCGTCATCTAAGCGTTTAAAGGATTTAGTTGGTAATAGAATTTCACAGCACAAGTTCGATTGATAGATAGTATGATACTCTGGATCAAACGGTCCTTGCTTTTGTACGTTATCAATAAACACAAGATAGATACGCCCTGTGTCTGTACGTTCTTTTAAGATGCCGCCTTTGAATACTTCTTCAGCTGACATTGTTTTCTTACGTAGGTCGGTACGCTTTTCGTACTTGACATATAAGTCTTCAAATAGTTCAATATTGCTATAGAATGCTTGATATAAATCAGGAACTTCATTTGGATCAAAGAAGGTAATGTTTTCTTTGTTCTTGAAACGACGCCAGAACAGGGCACTTAGTACAACACCATAGTCCATAAAACGTACACGTGTTTCGTCTGTGCCTTGATTGTTCTTTAATACAATTAGGTCATCAAATTGATGATGCCAAATAGGATAAAATACTGTTGCACTTGCGTTACGAATGCCACCTTGTGAACATGAACGTAAGTCCCCAAACCACTTCTTTAAGAATGGAATCATTCCAGTATGCATAATTTCGCCGCCACGTATAGGCGATCCTAATGGACGTAAGCGACCAATTTCTAAACCAATGCCTGCACGTTTGCTGGCATACTTGGCCATCATCTCTCCAGAAGCAAAGATAGAATCAAGATCGTCATCAGAGCGGATAAGTACACAGGACGAAAATTGTTTTGTAGGAGTACCCAGACCAGCGAGTACAGGAGTAGCAAGAGTAAAAAGGCCGTCACTCGCCGCATTGTAGTATTCTTTGATGTAGCGCAAACGGGCACTACTAGGTTCTTCTTTGTGGAAGACAGTAGCGGCTGCAACCATGTAACGAATTTGTGGAGTTTCATATGTTTCCTTTGTAGCGCGATTACGTACTAGATATTTTTCAATTAGCTGTTCAATAGCGGCATAACTGTATAGTTCATCTTTGCTGTGATCTAACATAGCATCCATCTTGTCCCACTCTTCTTCGGTGTACCAAGATAATAATTCATCTGTGTAAAGACCTGTTGCTACATTTGTCTTTACAATGTCATACAGGCGAGGAGGCTCGTAGTCGCCATAAACATCCTTGCGTAACATCGACAAACGCTGTTTGCCTGCTACGTATTGATAGTTAACGTGCCCAACATCGGGATTTGCTTCTACGTCGATTAAGTCTACAATCGCTCGTAATGTAATTTCATCTATTTCTTTTGTTGTAATGCCATCATAAAAGTGTGGTTGACTTTTGATTTCAATCATACTTTGACTTACGTCCGCTATGCCTGCACAAACCTTAGTAATCTGGGCTTGCCACTTCTCTACTGCGAGCGGTTCTTTTTGTCCACTTCTTTTTGTGACTTGAATTGTCGTCATTGATATCTCTTAATTGTTATAGTAATCTATTTTTAAATCTACTGCTGTGTACTTGTGTTTTAACTTCAGCGTTTTATTGAACTGTTTGTTATTTACGATCTCTCCGTCGACCATATTAAGTATATATTTCCCCCGGTTGATCCAAGCTAAATTATACTCGTATCCAGAATCTGGATCTTTATAAACACGAAATTCTATATCCAAGTCTTTTCTATGCTTACTTAATGTAATAGTATAAACTATCCCGAGACATTTTGCAATATCACAATAACTATTTTCATCAATTAATGTCCAGGGATCTGGCCAATTTTCTTGATTGCGATAGTCTAGATTATAAGGAACGAATGGTGCACGGGCCCAAAACTCCACGGTTTGGGCAAGTGCTTGTTCTAACGGTAGTTGATCTAACACAGATCGAAACTCACGCCAGGATCTCAGACGGTCCTCTGGCTTTTTTTGAAACATAAATGGTTATTGTGATTTAATAATATATTCTAAAGATGTTGCTGTAGTTGTAATATAGTTTAGTGATGCCATTGAGCTGTTTGCGGTCATGCTAAATGTTAAATCTGTTGTTGACGTTTCTGTATAATCTTCGTAGTACGAAACTGTAGATCCTGCGGCATTGTAAGCAACAACAATATCGCCTGTGCGATGTTTTGTACCTTGGGTTAATGTATAAGTAATCACTGCATTGTTAGCAGAGATGCCTGCAATATTACCGGATGTACTTGCATTGAGAGCAACACCAGTGCTAGTTACACCCGATTGCAATGCAGAAATTTGCGAGTTGATAGTAGTAATGTTTCCCTGTAAAACTGTAACATTACTCTGTAAGGCTGTTACGTTGGCAGTAAGGGTATTAGTAAAATTAATAATACTAAACTGAGTTAAAATTTCAGTTGAGCCTACTGCGGGTGCTCCTTCAGCCAGTGTGCCGTTACCAATGTATAATTGTCTTGTATCATTGCTCCAAGCTAATTCACCGGATGCTAACTGTGGTAAGTCCTGTTTTAAACCACGTCGAACTTGTATTTGTGAAATTTGTAAAATTGCCATTTAACTCGAATCCTAATTTATACTGTATTTAGCATTTTACAAAGTGTATTTCCAGTAATTTTTCAAAATGTGACTGCGATCCTCGCCGGTAATTGATCCGCCGTTGGGCCCGTTAAATCCACACATATTGCACACTTTTTCAGGAGTTAGTGTTCTAGCAAACCAGGACTGTATTTCTTCATCGGTACTGTCAGGACCCACTGTTTTATATTCGTTAAGATATGGTGCCCAGTCTGCGCGATCCTGTATGTTAAACGTATTCAGTGTATGCTCTAATACTCCCATTGGAGGACACTTCCACATTTTTCCACGGTACAAAGTGATAAAATCATTGGTCTGGCAACTTTTAAAATTGCTTTCATACCACGTGTCATTATAATCATATACAGGATGCATTTCTTCGGCGTATCCTTCGTAATGCTTGCACCAGTGTAGTTTATGCTGTTCGCAAGTAGTAAATCCAATACGTGTGCTACGTCCATTAACTACTAAGTTAAACCATTGCTTGGTGTTTATATCTTTTTCATCTAGCCATAGGTTCCATACCGCAGAAGTTACACCCGGTAAACTTAAATGATATTCTAACACTTTCTGTTTAAGATTTTCAAAGCTGTTTATAACTTTACTTAGGTATGGCTCAGTTGCTGTTTGATAACTAACTACCATGCTCATTGCAATGTCATTGGGATTACTGTCAGAAAATAACAAAGGAATATGATCAAGTAGCGTGTCTAGGTAATAGCCATTGGTATTTAAACTAACCGGAACAGTAGGTCCCCATATACGGCGAATTGCCTGTGCCCATTCTGTAAACTCGGGATGCAGTAGCGGTTCACCGCCAAACAAAGTAATTGCATTAGGTTGTAATTTTGTAGACCAAAACTCTAGCCAGTCTATACTTTCATCAATCCTAACTATACCCTTGATATTTTTATGATTACTGTGTGTCATACAACCGGCGCAGGCTAAGTTGCAACTTCTAATAATAGGTATATCTAAATGTTCTATTTTAATTTTGTTCATTAATTGCTCAAATAATATAGTTCTACTTTTTTAGTCCACTCGTCGGTCCAGTACTTAAACTCGTCACCTTCAACAACAAATTCTAAGTATTCTGGTGTGGTAAAGGTACCATCTTCTAGTTCCTTGGGTTGTACAGCCATCATAATGACACCGCAATCAATGTCAGTACCGTGTGTAACATTGTGTGCTTGAGCGTATGCAGCCAATTGAATAAAGTAGTCACTGATGTATTCACGCTTCTTAACCTTGTTGCTTTGTTTAAAGTCGATGATAGCAGGTTTGCCTTTCCATACACCAACACAATCTGTTGTGCCAGCATATAACCCACTATAATAAACAGGTACCTCAACTCCCCAGAACTCATCAACATTTACCAGGCCCTTCATAATAACTTCAGCGGCCATAAACCAACTTGGGTGGGCAAAGGGGTTAGCGGGCAAAGGTTTCATGTCATCGCTAAGTGCGTAAGATTCTAAGTAGGCATGCATACGTGTTCCACGATTAGCGGCTTCTGTAGTAATCTGCTGTGCTCTAACCTCGCCAACATTCTTACGCCAGTTAGCCAATGCGGCTTTAGATTCTTCTGATTTGGTTCTGTCTAGGATAGTAGTGACGCTAGGTACTTTGTCTCCGCCGGGTAAAGCATAATGGCGTTTACCTTCGATTGTGGTGCGACTAATTGCTGCGTAGTTAAATTTTTGGGTAATCATAGTAGTAATTATAGCATCTCTAATGACAATAATCAATAAATATTTTGATGAAAACTCTAATAAGTGGCTGTAGCTTTACTCAATGGCCCGAATACCCAGGAGGTCCAAATATATGCTGGCCTGTTTACTTACAAAAACTTTTACCAAATAATCAATTAACTAGCATTGCAGAAGCAGCCGCAGGTAATCAATATATTTGCGATAGTGTAATAAGAGAAACATTATTAAATCAATATGACCAAGTACTTGTCATGTGGTCTGGTGTAACCCGGTTAGATTATTTAACTAGCATAGAAGATCCTGCATGGAATAACTTGTTCGATAGTTATGGGTTTTATCGTAGAATCCCCGGAGATAAACTAGGTTGGATCTTTAGTGGCGGCCAACTTGGTACTTGGTTCAAGCATCCTGTAGCACATAAGATGTTTTACGAAATGTATAAGGTTAGTAGTGATCTAAGTCTGGCAACTATTAATCTAATGGAAATTATAAAACTACAAAACTATCTCAAGGCAAAAGGTATACCATTTAAGTTTATGAGTTATATAAACTACTGGACTGAAGGTAAACATATAAGTCCCAACGGCGACTTTGGTTTGTCGGATATTCCCGAAGTGCAGTATCTTATCAATGAAATAGATTTTGACCAATGGATTTTTGCAGATAATAAGCGTAAATGTATCTACGATGTTGCTAAAGAACTAAACAGTTTTGAAGCAGATGGATTTCATCCCGGCCCTGCAGCACATCAAGCCTGGGCTGAATTAATTACTCGATCAATATGACTGGCAGCAAATGCAGTCCAGTCGGTTGTCATAATATGATTGTAGTTGTAATCTAATACCGGTTGTATAGTGTTGTACACTTCAAGTTGATCCATTGAACATAATTTCTTTACTTGTTCAAATGCTTGTGTGTATCGTTCTACAGCATCCTCGATTAAGTCGTAACTTTCATCAATTACACAATCAAAAGTTTTAAAGCCTTGTGCTTTTAAATTATATAAGAACTTGTATCCAGTAAATGCAATAAACAATCTGCGGGCAATCATTGGTTTGGCTGTTTTTTCACTGTAGAAACTTAATGTATTATCGTGGTCAGTTTCTGCAACAATACTGTACGCTGTATCATTAAAAACACTCACAGGAATCACACGACTCAATCCAGTATGCACCCCATAATACTTTACTGGGCCGGCTGTACCGGGTTGTTGTTCACCTATAACTTCAACACCGGGTTCCCAGATAAAATAATCTTTTGCGTAAAACTCTTCATCGTTCCATTTACCACCGTAGGTTAGTATAAACTTATCTTGCAGGCTGTTTGTTTGTACTGCATCATACACAAAATCCCTATGTGGCTTGGGACTGCCTAATAGGGCATCAAACATTTTAGGTTTACTAACACCATACGTAATTTCTGCCAATTGCAATGGTAATTGCTTGTACAGTGACGTAGTTGTTTTGAACCAATCGCCCCAGAATATAAGACGATCATTCATTTCTGTGTTTACTTGCCCGGGTACAATCCAGTAGACGTTATCGTAGTGGCATTTATCCCATATCGTCCAGTGGAAATTATGTAACTCACTTTCAAAAGAAAAAACAAGATTACTAATATTACTAAGTTTGTTTATTTTATCTTCAAAGCCCTGGTATGCAGCGCAATTGATATCGTGGTCGCAATGCAGGCGGTGCATAGTAAATGCAATCTTTGTGTCAGCAGTGGTATCTCTGTATTCTTCAAAACTGTGCGATACAGTATAATCACCTAAATTTAATTTAGGCAACCATTCAAGGTCAATGATTGTACTATCGCTGTATACCAACATTATATTCTAAAACTTTCTCCGCAGCCACATCTATCCTTTTCGTTGGAATTGATAAATTCAAATCCTTCATTGAGTCCCTGTTGAACATAATCTATAGTAATGCCATCAACTATGGGTAGGCTTTTCTTATCCACAATAACGGTAGTATTATTATTCAACATAGATACATCGTCTGGCAGTACTGCATCTACATATTCTAACACATAAGCGAGCCCAGAGCAACCGGTTGTTTTAACTCCCACTCGAATACCTACGCCCGAGCCACGTTTGGTAATATTAGCCGAAATTCTTTTAGCTGCAGATTCAGTTATTATTATCAATGGCTTCGATTTTCGTTATCATACGATTCTAATACTGCTTTAAGCTCCGAGCATTGGTCGGAATGTTTACACGGTTCTGCTGGTCGTTTCCAAATATTATGAAAATCTCCAAGGCAGAAACCTTCGTATGGTGTATGTTCCAATGGGCACCACGATTGAACTGCAATATCAACATTGATTTGTGTCATAATTTATCCCCTAGTGTTTACTTCTGTAATCCGCTACAGCCGCTTTGATTGCATCTTCGGCCAAGATGCTACAGTGGATTTTAACAGGCGGGAGCGCCAACTCTTGTGCAATCTCAGAATTTTTAATTTCCATTGCGGAGTCGAGCGTTTTGCCTTTAACCCATTCCGTGACCAGACTCGAGCTGGCAATGGCAGATCCACATCCGTAAGTTTTAAATTTTGCATCTACAATAATCCCATCTACTACCTTTATTTGTAACCGCATAACATCTCCGGTCATCCGCAAGCTGGGGCACCAACTACACCGGTCCCAACTTGCGCTGTCTCCTCTAATTTCCCAACATTTCTGGGATTTTCATAATGGTCAATGACCTTTGCACTATAGGACATATTTGTCTCCTAATATAGATTTTACTACATCAGTGGGTTGATAGCTATCCCACTTCTTACGATTTTCTTCACCTTTAATAAATTGTATATTATTTCTTTGTCTGAATATGCCATAGTTACCTTTTACACATTGAATCTGTTGGACTACAAGTTTTGTTGTTATCTGTGGTAGGGTTATTAGAATTTGTTGGGTTGGTTGTTGTGGGCACGGGTGCAGCAGGCTTGGGTGCTACCGCCGTCGGTGGTGCAGATTTAGGAGCCAGTATTGGGGTCGGTAACGGCTTAGGTGCCTGTGGTGGCGCACTAAGTGGTCGAGGTTGCGGCGCAGTTGCAGGAGGTTTTTTAACGCTGTCTATCAACTGTTGTAAACCGGCTGCCATTCCGGTGCCAGCAATCAGCATCATAAGCATAAAAGAAATGCGTCTCATTGGTTAGGAACCAATACAGTTTTGTAACAATTACAATTGGCATCTAATATTGCTTCCCAGTGGTAGCCAGCTGGCTGTGGATATGCCGGTGGTGCTGGCATAGGTTGTTGAATATATACCGGAGTCTGTTGAATAATAACCGGAGGACGAGTTGCTTCATATACAATAGCACCACCAATTAGTGCAGGAACTGCCCAGCCGTATCCGGGGTGGTAGTAGTAGGCTCCGCCGCCGTGGCGCCGCCGGTCGGCATGCGCTAAGGAACAGATACTTAATAATAAAACAAGTATAATTTTTTTCATTACGATTCTCCTTATACCATTATAAGGTATTTATTTTAAAAAGTCAATTGGTTTTTGGTTAAGCGCCGGCAGCTCGTTTAGCCATTGAGCTAACTACTTTAGCTGGGTCGCCTGGAGCCGCATCTTGTGCGCCTAGTGGATCAGAATCATCAACGGTATTTTCTGGTAAGGCCAAATAGATATACTTGGCTCCAGTTTTTTCATCGTCTTTGATATCTTTAATTAGACTTTTTACAGTTTCGTTGTGCTCATTTGCAGCTTCAAGAGCAGCAAAATTGAACGCTTCATTGCCTGGGATGGCACGAACACGTTCAATAACTGTATCAACAGCAACACGTGGTGTTACTGCATTGCTTTGTTGCGCTTCGTGACGTAACCATTCTAGAGTAGTAAGTAAAGCAGAATCTCCACGAGTCTCTGCTTCATCTTCAATTGCGCTACCTGGAACTGTGGTATCTTCTAGAATGATTTCGTTTATACGCATATTAACGACGCTCGCGGCCTAATTCTTCTTCGCCACCGGCAGCAGCATCAGTAGCGCCAAATTCGTCGCCATCGAAGTCTGATTCAGGAGGAGCGCCTAAGTCGCCTTCTGGAGCACCACCTAAGTCTGCACCGAGTTCTTCACCACCAAAGCCGCCTTCGTCACCGCCTAAATTCATATCACCGGCTGGAGCTTCTTCGCCTGCCAATTGACGTACTGCTGTATCGCTTGATTCACGACCAGACTGTAGTGCTTGATATAAACTAGTCAATACCGGAGCAATAGCACTTTTAAATGCTTCTGCTTCTGTTGCACCAATTTGATCACGGATTGTGTCAACAAGTGCAGGGATTTGTTCGTTTTGTACTTTAGATACTTTTTCTAACATGTCTTGTAGACTGTCAACAATATCTTTAGCGGCTAGAACTGCTTCGCTCTTGCCCATTGCGCTTTCAAATAAACCTTGTTCGCTTGACATCCAACGATCTAGGCCTTCTTTTACTAACATTAATTCCATGTACTTACTATTCTTTTCAGCTGTATGCGAGCCAAAAGATTTCTTAATAGCAGTAATGTTTTCAGCAAGTGCTTGGCTTAAACGTTCGGCTTTAGCATAAGTTAAGTTATCATAGTCGACTGTGAAGCCAAAGCGACTTTCCATAACTTTATTAATTTTTTGCGGTGTTACCGCGGTGTGCATTTCAGAGAGTCTCATTTGTTTATATTCCTAAACTTTATGTAGTATTTATGTCTAATCCCAGACTTTGGCTAACTTTGCATATAGGTGTATTTGCGATACTTTGTTCCTAGCAATCGTTAACTTAGTCTCGGCCATTTCCAACCTGGCCACTCGCGAATCTACAAGCAAATAGTCCTTATTTTTACGTGCCGCTTCAATTATGTGTCGTAAAGATAACATATCTGTATAGTTTTTATTTATTTCTCTATCAAGGATGATGATTTCATCTGCTGAATGATATCGACGCTTAATAGTATATACAGTATACAACATAGCACTAATTTTGTTCTCAAATATGTGAACTAATTCGTGGTTATGATTGTATACTTCGCAGGTTTTATTAGGATGTGTAATTAATCTATATTGCCCAATTTTATAGCCGTTGTTGACTGGAATACATAGTGGGCTTGTTTGAGCCTGTTGGATTTTACCTAACTCACGTGTGGTCCACTGTTTAATGTAGTCTGTTGCGGCGTTAGATACTGCTCGGATTTCGTGCTTCGCTGGGTTAGCGTATTTTTTTCGTGTATGTGATTTGACCATTGTCATTTCGACGTAACAGGATGTCCTGCGTCGTTAATTGATTTGCAATTACTTGCTCTCGTTCATCGAGTTTATTCTTTGTAATACTAGGTTCATGTTGAAAACGTCCTAGTAGATCGGCTTGTTCGTTTGTTATTGCAACTTGTATGTTGCTGAGTAATTCTACTATTTTCATTTTAAAAGGTGTAATACTACACCAATAAGTCCTGTCATTAATGCTACAAGTACCGCAGTACCAATGGTAATTAATGTTTTATTGCTTTCACCGCCTACTTTACCTAGGCTGTCTTTGATGTCAATAATATGACCTTCTAAGCTGTCCATCCGTTTATCTAAATTTTCCAGTTTAAATTCCAAGTTAGAGTATCGTTCGGCACAGAGTTCTACGTGCGCTTCCAGGCTCTTTTTTTCAATATCGGTTGTTGTGGACATTATCCTATTCGCTTTCATTTAGCGATGCATTTGTTAATTGAGCCTGTTTGTGCCTTAATAATGAGCCATAATGGTGCCTAAGCATCTATACTATTTAGCTAGGAATGATTTGTTTAAAGTATATGTTTTTGATTGTGCCATATGGATAAAAGATAGGTAGCATAAAACGTGCTGTTTCATTTAATCCTGTAATAATAGGCACTTGCTCAAAGTCTTGCATCAGCCCGCCCAGGGGTTTATCGGACATATCATATATACCCGACACTTCAACAGCCCATTGCCACATCCAAATTTTTTGTTGTCCAGTGTAAAAGTCGCCAAACTCTAAATTACTCAATTCAAGTTCGGCAGTTATAGGTTCATGTATGTGCTGTGGCTGTGTTCGTAACCCGATACATTGTAATACTGTTTCCCAATTACGTTGTTGGTTACGGTCTGTACTGTTGTTGTCCCCGCGAGTCATACCAGTGGCTGTAATATCTATTAGACTGTACCCCTGGAAGAAATATAAGTTGCTGGACATAAACATATTTAGTGGCCATAAAAAAACGCACTATAAAGTGCGTTCTTTTGTTAGTTTAAAAAAGCTATTAAGCTAATTTGAAACCTGTTGTACTTGTAACAGTAACAGCGTTAGCCCATACGTTACCTGTACCTAATGTTGCACTAGCGTTAGCCAATGTAGCAATAGCTGTAGTATGAGTTGTATCTGAACCGCCTGTAGATTCAACTAAAACGCTTAAACGATCTGTATCAACTTGATACATAACGATTGTTGAATCAATCGCTAGTTCGCGTAAAATTGCTTCTACTGGACCACCAGTAGCTAAGTCTGTTGAAGCAAAAACTTGACTCTTGCCTAAAACAATTTTAATTGCTGTTGGGTTTTTTGTTAAACCTGTAGCGATTAATGAACCTAGTGTACCTGTGTAACTTGCGTCAACGTTGTTAACGCCATTTGCATCACCTGCATAACGTGTTTGGATTGCCATTTTTAAATCTCCTTAATATATGTGCATCTCTGCATACATTTATTTATACTTTTATAAAAAAAATGTTATTTTAGCTACTCTATTTGTTAAAGTGTGCTGCGCCAAATACACCGCGATTGACCAGCTTGATCATTCCTGCTGTGGGGCTATTGAATACAAAGCCCTCTCCTGCTTTATGACCGCCAGTCCACTGTTCAAAACCCTGTACTTGAGGCTCTAATTGAGCCGCTAAATTAGTTTTTAGTGCATAAATGGCGTTCCAAATAGCCTTTAATGCTTCAAACCCTTGTGCGTTGGTATATAGATAGCCATCTTCGTTTTCGCCAACTAATTTCTTAAATTGCTGTGCAGATATATTATGTTGTAGCCAAGGAACAATTTCTTCATTGGTTTGTGCTGTGATCTTGTGGTTAAAATACTTTTGTATCGCGGCCTTAGCAACACTTTGCAAGCCAGCTAAAAACTCATCGGACAATTTGCCATACTGTGTAACTGCCTTGGTAGCAGCTCCAACTAACTGCACAGGTGTGTTTAATTTAAATTTTATACCAGCAGTAGGACTTAGTATTGCTACGTTGCCTTTGTTGGCTAGGCCAGTTTTGCCATCCCATGGAGTACCATTCATTTGGTGTACTGCCAAGATGCCAACTTTACCTGCAATCAATTGACCAATTGCAGATTTAACCGGAACATGATATTCCACTGTAGTTGGGCTGAATATAAACATACCGTTCTGTGGCTGTAGTTCGCCGACTGACATTAAATCGCCTTTAAATATCGCTCGTTCTGTTACTGCGGCTTTTAACCCATTCCACACCAATGCAATCTTAGGATATAGATCGGGACGTGCTGTACGTGATGACTTCATTGTAGTGTCGTATACTTCCCAGTCCTTTGCACTCTTGGCAAAGAAACCTTCAGGCATATATTTGTCATTGATAAAGAATTCGCCAGCAGGTGTATAACCAAATATTAATGCAATGCCGCCATCCCACTTAATACTAACGGAGCCGGGATTGGCAATAACTTCTTGTAGGCCTCGAACATACTTGGCCGCGCTGGCACTACCATCAAATATACTATCTTCTGGGTGCGGAATGCGTGTTGGTGCAGCAGCTTCAAACAGGTTATCTATAAATTCTAATTTCATTTAAAATAACCCTTAACCATATCTAAACCTTGTTGTATTTTTTCTCTATCGCTATTAGCACGTGCAATAGCATCTGGTGTTGTAGCTTTATCACGTTTTTTACCGGCAATATCTATTTGTGCTTTTTCGTCGTAGCGTTGCAGGAACTTGGTTAAGAAGTCTTGCCCTGACAGGAAACCTGCCAAGTCGCCTTGACCGAACATATCATTCATGTCACAACTTTCAGCAAAGCCTTTAATACCCTGTACCAATTTACTAATCTTAACATCATTGACGTCATTGCCGGGATTTTGCTTTAATAGTGGACTAACCTTGGGATTCTTAATACCCAGGTTCTTGGCCAGATACATGAATGTATCATAGATAAATGTTGTTGGGCTAGTTGTAACTGTGACTACCTCTGTGTCTTTTTGTTTACTAAAAGGAACGTGTTGGCCATCTTGTACTTTTAATTGTACGCCAGCATGTTGAATACTTAGATCAAGTAGTTCTCCTAGTACGCTAAACATATTGCCATGCAATAAGCCTTTAACTCCGCGTTCGGGAGTAACACGACTCGCACCCCATTGTTCTAACCGCTCTGGGTGCCACATAAAATCTACTTGTACAAATTGGTTGTTACCCAGGGCAAAGATAGGATGTCCTGCTTTACTTTCGCTTGTATCTACATAAGGAGCATGGCCTTGTTTAACAAAGTCATCAGCCAGCTTGTTCCAGTATGCTGTAAATTGTCCGTAACTTTGACCCGCTGTTTCTGGACCAATCATTTGTAAATCAATATCACCATATACTTTGTCAGGATTTTCCTGAGTATCAGCTTCGTGATGTGCGCTGGATCCTGTGGGACGTCCGCGACGTACTGGACCCAATCCGTGTGGCTTTAAATACGCATTAAAGTCTGCAACAAAACGGTCTACTACTTGCAGGGCTACTGCAACAATCCGAGGGTGTAGAACTGTACCTTGTGTTAAGGTTGTGTCCCAGCCACCTTCCCATAGTCGACCTTCTTCGCCGCGATTCTTGTCCCAGAAGTATTTGCCAGCATCGGTTTGTTCCGAACTGCGTTCAATTTTAAAACCTAGGCTTTTTACATAATCATACATGATTGCAGCTATGCCTTGCCCGCGATACTTGTCGTCTACTGCCAAATCATAAGGCACCATAACGTTGCCATCTCGATCAAACTCTGCGTATCCTAGTCTCCGTCCGTTTGATGATGCATAAACACTTGCATTTTTGCTATTAGTGTTGATACTTACTTGAATACCATCAACCTCTGCTGTTTTATTAATCAACGCAGGTAGACTTGAATCTGAGTTCCACTCAAGAATAATATCTCTTATTTTCATATCTGATGGCCTAGCTTTCTAAACCATGCAGCTGTTCCCGGTGCTACGTCTTCGGGAAGGGTTAGTAACCCCTTGGCTTGGTCTTGTTTGGCTTGCGCTAACTTGCCTTCGCGGTCGGGGTCACTGGCTAATGCTTTTAATACAGAAGCTACTGAGTTTAAATCTGCGGCGTGTGCGCCCGGGTTCAAAAGTACTTTTGCGGCTGCTTCACGGGTGTCTGCGACTACGGAGTTGTCGTCCCGGCGCATTACTGTACCACCAAATGCATCTACTTTAAGACCTAAAAATTTACCAATACTGTTTAATAGAATGAACAATTGATTGCCTTTGAATGCTGGATCATCGTACATGCCACGTGGGCCATGCTGATGCCAGTCGGCAACTCTTTTAGCATCGGGTATGATCATTAAATCTACTTGTGCATATAATGTCTTACCATCTGCTAGTTTGTAAGGAACATCAACGTGTACGTTGCGACCTTTTACTGCTACTGCATAACCTTTAGCTTGGAAGTATTGTGCTAATGCTTGTTTAGCCTGCTTCTCATCTGCTACACCAAAGTTCTTTACTGTGACAGCTTGATCTAAAAACAAATCAATATCTCCACTTGCTACTTTATAACCAGCACTACCAATATCTGCCATGACATGACGCTGTAGTCCACTTGGTAGATCTCGTTTAATTGTGTCTACTACTGCGGCAACATTTTCTTTTGCCACATCGCTTGTATTATCGAATACATTTCCACCTTCGTATAGGTACATTATTTCTGCATACCTAAACTAATATCATGCTGTTGACTTAAGAACTGTTGTAATGATTCAGGCTGAACCTTGCCACTTGCTAAATGAATCCATTGTCCTCGATCGTCAAGCCCATATTCTTTACCCTTACCTGTTGTAATGATAATGGGTTCTTGATTCTTAATTTGTACGCCAGCAGCTTGTGCTTGTTGTACAATATCTTGTGGCTGATCGGGTACAGGTGGTGTTGCCGTTGTTGCCGGTGTTGCCGTTTGTTCATCCCCGGGTTGTTGACCAAGTTGGTTGGCCATTTGCCCAAATACTTTCGACCCTTGAGCTGGTGCCGGCGCTTTAGCTGTAGCCTTTTTAACAGCAGGACCGTTTTCGATACCAGCTGATACACGGGCAACAATGTTAGTTAAAAATTGACTTACCCCTTTAGGAGACATATCAGTTGGTTTTGGAATAGCAAATAACTGTGTACCATCGTGTCTTGTTGCTAGTTGTCTAGCATATTTTTGTAGGTTAGCCGGAGTGTTTGATGCTGGATTTGCCTGTACGCCTTGTGTCCATTTATTGACCCAAATTTTGGCATCTTCTTGATTTCGCTGTGTGGCTTGTTGCCCGGAAACCTTGGCCTGTCTTTCAGCTGTGCCAGGAACAAAACCTTTTACTTTGTTCCATAGACTTGCTCTTGCCGGAGTATCCTCAGGTGCTGGCGCCGCCTGTGCTGGTGCTGCCTGTGCTGGCGCCGCCTTGGGGGTTCCTGTGCCTGTGTTTATTGCTTCGCTAATAACTTCGTTAATCTTCACTTTTCATTCTCCGTACACCGCGTTTAAATTTCTCTGGTTCCTGGGTACGGATTGAATTGATTAATCGTCGTTCCAGCTCTCCTGCTTGCTCGGCATCGTAATTTTCACGTATATAATTGATTAGATTGATTGCTCCAGCGATTACGTTGGAGGCACGGCTTTCCACAAGATTCTCACGATCTTTGTGTACTAGCAACGTGTCTAGTTCGTCTAATATGCTACGGGCCTTCTTTTGCAAGGTATGCTCCAGTTGTTATGTTGTATTTATATGTTAATTTATTTAATGATATTTCTCAACGCCAGTAAATATGCTATATGAATAATAATTTTTGTGTAATGCCGTTTTTTGGAGGCGAATACGATAAATCTGGGTTTATTACACCTTGCTGTTTAATGAAACCACACAAGATAGACGAAGTAAGATCCCAGATGCTTAACAATATTCGTCCAGAATGCTGTAAATCCTGTTGGGATCTTGAGGATCAATCCATTAAAAGCGATAGACAATTAAAAAACGAAACCTTTGATTTTTATGAAAATCGAGATATTAATTTTATATTCCAAGATTGTTGTCAAGGCAAATATAGTCCAAAAATTATAAAACTATACACTTCAAATCTTTGTAATGCAACATGTATTACATGCGGACCAACCGCTAGCACCAGCTGGGCAAAATTGAAAAGTATACCAATTAATTTAGTTACTATGGGTGACGATTCCTTAAACAAAATTAATTTTTCCACAATAACGTCTCTGAGTTTATTAGGGGGCGAGCCCCTGTACGATAAAAACATTCTTATTATTTTACAACAACTATTAGATAAAAACAATACCTCGTGTTTTATAAGTATTGTTACCAATGGAAGTACTGAGCTTACTCAAAAACATATAGATATACTTTCCCAATTTAAAAATTTAAGTATCTGTGTTAGCATTGACGGAATTGGCCCGGTTTTTGAATATTTACGCTATCCGCTAAAATGGTCAGTTTTAATAAACAACATCAAATTATTTAAAGAATTTGCAACTTATGTGAGTGTTAGTTATACTATAAGCAATTTAAATATTTTATATTACCATGACACTATTGGGTGGTTTAATCAAAACAATCTAACATTTAATACTAATATAGTTTCGCATCCTAGTTATTTTAATGTTAATTCATTGCCTCAGTCTATTAAAGATCAACACCCCGAATTAAATCAATTTTTTAGACCCCACTTACCAATAGATGATCAAAATTTTATGTTAGCAATAAAAGAAATCAATGCACAAGATCAACTTAAAGGATTAACCGGTGCCAATTTCATACCTCGATTTACTAACATAATTCTTTAAAATATTCGACTATGTCCGGAAAGACTTCTTTCCAACTGTTTTGCCGACGATGTTCCCACGTATTAATAAAATTATCAATATCCGACAGATTACTATTTAATTTGGTGTTGAGCAATAACCTATTAACAATTCCGGCGGGCTCTGTTTTATTAATTAAATCCCGCAGAGAACGAGGAGTCTTTTCCAAATCCCAAATACCCCAACAAGGGTGAACATTAATTTCCGTGGGATCTCCTAATCTATTAGTAGAAAATGTATTTTTAACCCAGTCTGTTAATCGATTATAATAAAAAACATTAAAAAGGTTTAATGTATGGTTAACCCTGAACATAACATTTACGGGAGCTTCCTTAACCAATCTTAGTAGATTATTTTCTACTTTGTCCCATTTTAATGGCCATCGTATATAATTAAATTGCTCCCCAATTCCATCAATTGATACTTCAAAAAATACCAATTTAAACTGACTCCATGTATTAAATACTTCGGCAGTGGGATATATACTACCATTGGTGGTATACCAAATTTCAACTTGAGAGGGATCTGGGATTTTCTTTAACACTTGTAGATGTGTATTTGTAAATAATGGCTCGCCGCCGAAAAACTTTATACGTCTAAGATGACTCAGATCAAGGTCGGCTAATACTGTATTAATTGAATTAGGTACTATTGAATAGATTCTCTGGCTTTTTTTAAATTCTTTTTGCCACAATGTGCTTACGTCTGGTCCGCATGTAATACATGCTGCATTGCAATTAAAGTCCAAACTTATATCTATAGCTACAGGTTTTCCAGGAATCGTATCGGGTATTATATCAAAACTAGCTTGTCTAAAACTACTAATACCCGAATCTTCTTGTTGCTTACATACTCCACATTGTGGCGTCCAATTGTCAATTTGATGTAAGTGATCCAACGAGTTATTACCGTTTAACAGAATATCTTCCTTATACCAACAACACGGTTTTACAATGATTCCTTGCTGGTTTTGGAAAATTGACCAACCATTGGTTAAAAATTTACAAAATTTGTTAGACGTCATTCGGATTTAGCTTTCAGTCCAGCAATCATCTGTTTAAGTTTATTACTTTCCACACTACTTCCGGGAGGAGGTCCTGTATCTTTATCGAGAGTAAATCCATCTCTTGCCTTAGGCATACCATCATTTACTACTGTAGATGTCTTGATAGAATTTAAAATACTTGCAGATGGTTTACCATATCCGCCGCTATTACTGTCTCCGCCTTCTTCGCCTGCATCAGTAATACGCATGGTTTCAATATTGTACTCTAAGTCGATCTTTTGTCCTACACCTGTTGAACTACGTGACTTCATACATTGTATTTGATACTTGCCACGTTCTTTCATAGCACGACTTGTAAAGATACCAAACACGTTATCCGCAGTATTAATCTTTGAAATACCACCTGCAATATGACTATGATCAAATTCAATTTCTTCTACTGCACTACGATTCAACTGTGATGCTGTTACAAACAACACACCTAGTTCTTGCGATAAGTTACGCAATTCTTCTGCTACATATTTGTCTTTGATAAACTGATCATTTGGATTTACTTTAACACTCACTGGCATTACCAAGTCCAAGTAATCGCACATGATAAAGTCAACTGCGTTTCCTGTTTGTATTTGATACTCTTTAATAAAGCTACGGATATCGTTTACGTTGCTCTGCGCCGGTAATGACTTAATACGATACTTTCCCGACTTCTTACCTACCATTTTAACTTTAAGTTCTGTAGTATCAATATCCTTACGAATTTCTTTAGTACCTGTGCTGGTTAACATGGCATCAGTACGCAGAGCCACTAGTTCTTCAGAGAGTTCTAAACTAATGTAAACACCACTTAACCCTGCTTGTAACCAACTCAATGCAATGTTCATCATAACAAGTGATTTACCTGACCCTGATCCGCCGGCAAAGATGTTAAGCTCACCTCGACTAAATCCGCCATACAAGATCTTATCCATCTGTGGCCAACCTGTTGATACTTGTCCGCCTGAGTTAAAGTACTTGTCAATACGTGCATGTGGATCTGCAAAGTAATCTGTGCCTAGATCTTTTGTTAGGCCAATCTGTACTGCATCTTTAATTAGTTTTTCTACAGGATCGTAATCGCCTTCTTCCAACAAGTCTGCTGCCTTAAGAATAGCCCTAGATAGTTCTTCTTTACGACTAAAACTTTCAAACTCCTTCATAAACCATTCTTGATGCCCGTCCCCGGCTTCGGGAATGGGTCTGAGATCTACACCTGTTACTGCTCGAATCTGTTCAAGTGTAGGTAATGTTTTATATTCAGCAGAGTGACTTTGAATAAACTTGGCCGCTTCTCTAACGCTGCCGTGGAAGTTCTCTGGATTGTAGATATTAGCAACACGCACATAACTTTGTGCATCTTGCATCATCATTTCTAAAAATAGTTTTTGTAGTTCGGGTGTGTAATCAGTAGCCATATTTAATTATATACTTTTTTCTTTCTAAGCTCAATTTTTAATCTGTTCGATTGTCTAGCGTCTATAATACTCTTAATAACAAATAGCTTGCCGTATTCTTGTACTGCACTAGCTACGTCTTTGTGCTTGTCTTGCCATACCGGAAAACTAACACTCCACCCGTATTCCAATGCCTTGTCTACTAGATTGGCGCCGGCCTTGTCGGCATCAGGTACAACAATAACTTCACGACCCAAGCTGTCGATAATGTCTGCTTGTATTTCACTACACTCATTGCCTAAGATAGCAACACCATCTACAGCCATGGCATCAAACGGGCCTTCGACTACAATAACAAATTTACTATCTCGATGTTGATTGTCTGTGTTGAATACATAGTTACCTTCGTGACTGTTGTGGTACTTGGGCTTTACATCTTCTGCAAAGGTACGAGCTGTATAACCAATAATTTGATTTTTCCATGTAAATGGAACAATCACACGTTTATTCATGTTATGTGCCGTATCGGGTGTCCAGTAGAAATGATATTTATTTAAATCTATTTTTCTATCGTTAACATATACCACAGCAGCCACGAATTCTAGTGGCATGTTTGTAAAGTCTTGGAGCCGATACATTAAACCAAGTTCTTCTAAGTTACTAGCATCTGGCGGCAAAGGCCTTGCTTTAAACTTTATTTCTTCTTGTTCAATTACTTCTACTAGTTGTTCGGGTGCTATCAAGTCCTTAACACGGATAGCATCAATGACCAAGCGTTGGACTGTGCCATCATCTGCACCTAACCATGACAATAGTTTGCGAAACTTATATGTTAAATGACGACCCGGGACATAGCTGGCCTTAAATTGGCAATTGAAGCAATGGTACGAGACACCACCATCTGCGTTCATAACTAGACCGCCACGACCACGTGTGTCTGCCGATTCACCGTTGTGTTGACAGCAAACGCCGT